TTTACATACGACACAATTGAAAATTACATAAAAATAGAAGGTGATTATCCTAATGCTTCACGTTACATAAGAGTAGCATCTGTAACATCTAAAACCCCAGATTACTTTGATAATGCAGGTAATGCTAAGTCACAATATACTGGTTCTCTTCCTTTAGCAGGTAGTGGATCAGTTGACGGTGCTATTTCTACAGGGTATTTAGGAGGTACATTTAGTGGAGGTACAGGTACTGTAATTAATGCTAACGGCGCCAACAATATGTTTACAGCTATTGGAAATGGTGGTAGTAGTATTACTCAAGGTTTAATAGGTAGTGATTACAATAATATGTTAAATCTTCTTTCAAACCAAGATGATTACCAATTTAATGTATTAACTACTCCTGGTCTATTAAACGAAGATCATACTTCACAAATTACTACAGCTATTACTAATACTCAAGTAAGAGGAGATGCAATTTATATAGTAGATTTAGTAGGATACAATTCAACTATCCCAACGGTTGTAACACAAGCTAACTCTAGAAACAGTTCATACGCAGCAGCTTACTGGCCTTGGTTACAAACTATAGACCCAGATACAGGTAACCAAGTATGGGTACCAGCTTCGACAATGATTCCGGGAGTTTACGCGTTTAATGACAGTGTTTCTGAACCATGGTTCGCTCCGGCGGGTATTAATAGAGGTGGTTTAACTACGGTAATTCGCCCTGAAAGAAGATTATCATCATCTAACAGAGACACATTATACTCAGGTAAAGTAAACCCAATCGCTTCATTCCCAGGAGTTGGAACTGTAGTATATGGTCAGAAAACTTTACAAAGACAAGCTTCGGCGCTTGATAGAGTAAATGTTAGAAGATTATTAATTGATCTTAAGAGCTATATTAGTCAACTTGCTAAAAACTTAGTATTTGAACAAAATACAGCTGCTACTAGAAATAATTTCTTAAGCCAAGTAAACCCATACTTAGAATCAGTAGTTCAAAGACAAGGTTTATACGCGTTTAAGGTAGTAATGGATGAAAGCAATAACACACCTGATGTTGTAGATAGAAATCAGTTAATTGGTCAAATTTACTTACAACCAACTAAAACAGCTGAATTCATTTACTTAGACTTTAACATCTTACCAACTGGAGCTACGTTCCCAGCGTAAAAGTTAAAAATTAGAATATTTATAATAAATAATTATATAGCAAAATGGCAGTATTAGACCCGAACGAAATTTTCTTTACAGCATTTGAACCTAAACAACCAAATAGGTTTATAATGTACATGGATGGTTTTCCATCGTTTATTGTAAAAGGGGTATCTGGTGTATCTTTAACACAAGGTAGTGTTCCACTTAACCATATTAACGTTCAACGCTTTGTTAAAGGTAAAACAGTTTGGAATACAATTAGCTTTACACTATTTGACCCAATTACTCCTTCTGGAGCACAAGCTGTAATGGAATGGGTTCGTTTACACCACGAATCAGTAACAGGTAGAGATGGTTACTCAGATTTTTATAAGAAAGATTTAACTTTTAACGTAATTGGCCCCGTTGGTGACGTTGTTTCAGAATGGATTATTAAAGGTGCTTTAATTACAGAAGCTAGCTTTGGCGATTACAACTGGGACACAGTAGATCAAGCAGTTGAAATCTCTATGACAGTACAACCTGATTACTGTATTTTGAACTTCTAAGAAAATTTCGAATATTTTTTAAAGAGAGCTTGGCTTCGGTTAAGCTCTTTTTTATTTTAATATGTATTAATGTAAAAGTTATTATTAATAAAAGATATGGATTTTAAATTACCTACTGAAACTGTAGAACTACCTTCTAAAGGTTTACTTTATTCTAAAGATAACCCCCTTTCTTCGGGCGAAATTGAAATTAAATACATGACTGCTAAGGAAGAAGATATCCTTACAAACATTAATTATATTAATGAAGGTACTGTATTAGATCGCTTAATGAAATCACTTATTGTAAGTGATATTAATTATAACGATTTACTTATTGGTGACAAAAATGCTATTATGATAGCAGCTCGTATTTTAGGTTATGGCAAAGATTATAAATTTACATATCAAGGTGAAACCCATACAGTTGACTTATCTCAATTAGAAAATAAACCAATTAATGAATCTTTGTTTACACAGGGTGAAAATAGATTTAGTTTTACTCTTCCTGCTACTGGAGTTGTAATAGAATTTAAACTATTAACTCACGGTGATGAAGCTTCTATTACTCAAGAAATTAAAGGCCTTAAAAAAATTAACTCTAACTCCTCAGCAGATTTAACTACTCGCCTAAAACATATGATTATATCAGTAAATGGAAGTAGTGAAAAAACTGATATTCGAAAATTTGTTGATAATTATCTCCTGGCACAAGATGCCAGGGCATTAAGAACTTATATCAACGAAATTCAACCTGATGTTGACCTTACTTTTTTTCGTGGACAGAGTGGAGAAAGAACTTCAATTCCCATTGGACTTAACTTTTTTTGGCCTGACGCCTAAAAACGCTTCTGAATTTAGAAAAAATATTCTTACTGAAGTTCATGAAACTGTATTTCATGGAGGAGGAGGTTATACTTGGAGTGAAGTTTATAACATGCCCATTTATCTAAGAAGATTTACTTTATTTAAACTTAAAGAACATTTTGATAAAGTTAATGAAGCTTCCAAACCTAAGGATAATAAAAAACAAAACCTAGTAGACAGCTCAGGTAAAATAAATACTCCTCAATTTAAAGCAGCTAGTTCTAAATACAAATAAAAACATATTCTTTTAATATTTATTACATATATATCAGAATATGGCATTAGGAGACTTATTTAATGGTGCACAACAGTCAGCAGAAGAACTTAATCAAGAATTAGCATTTATTGCTGATGCCGTATCTTCTATAGGTGACAAATTAAAAAGTGAATTAGAAGATAAACTTAATGGTGCAAGTGATGCTGCTAAACGATTAGGTAAAGGTCTTAAACAAGATTTTAAAGATACTTCTAAAATTGTAGAAGACTTAGTTAAAGCTCAAGCTAGACAAGAAAAAGGTCTTTTAACACAATCTGAAATTACTAAACTACAAAATAGATTAATTGACCTCCAAGCAGTAAAAGAACATAGGATAAACCAACTTAAACTTAAAGGCATAGAATTAAGTGAAGAAGATCTTAAGGCTATGAACGAAGAGATTAAAGCTGCTGAAGAGGTTTTAGAGAGTATTGAAAATAAACAAAACAGATTTGGTGGTTTAGCAGCTCTTGCAAATGAAAAGTTTAAGTCTCTTAAACTTAATATTAAGGATATAGCAGCAGCTGGTTTAAAATATATGATTGATCGACTTAAAGAAGTTGATGAAGAAACAACTAGCATTAGAAATAATTTTGGGGTTACTAAAGGTGAAGCAATTATTATAAACCAAACCTTAGCCCGTACTGCTCTCTCAGCTAAAACATTAGGAGTAAACTTAGAATCCGTTACAGCAGCTACTAACTCTTTAAATGCTAAACTTGGAGGAACTGCTAATTTATTTACAACTGATATACGAAATGAATCAGCATATCTTACTAAACGATTAGGTTTATCTGTTGAAGAAGCCGCAAAATTAGAAGAAGGTGTTGTTGCTGCTGGTCGTGCTGGGGGTAATTTAAGTAAACAAACTGAATCTGCTAGAAAATCTATTAAAGCTTCAACAGGTGTATCTTTAAGTTTTAGAGATATTTTAAAAGATAGTGCTAACCAAAGTGGTGCCCTTCTCCTTAACCTAGAAGCAACTCCTGGCCAGCTACAAAAAGCTGTAGCCCAAGCAAAAGCATTAGGCACTCAATTAAAAGATATTGAAGGTATTCAATCTAGTATATTAGATTTTGAAACTTCTATCGCTAACGAATTAGCAGCTGAAGCTATTACAGGTAAAGAATTAAATCTTGAAAGAGCCAGATTAGCCGCAATGACTAATGATTATATTGGTTTAACCCAAGAAGTAGTATCTCAATTTGGTTCAATTGCTGAATTCCAAAGTATGGGATATTTTCAACAAGAAGCCTTTGCTAAAGCTGTAGGGCTAAGTAAAGACAGATTAGCTGAAATTCTTAGAACTCAAGGCGCTATTAATAATAGTCTAGCAACCGGAGTAGAAACCCAAGCAGAGTCAGCAGAAGCTGGAGCAGCCGCTTTATCAGCCCAAGATAAATTAACTGAAAGTATTAATACTCTAAATTCTGTTCTTAAAAGTAGCTTAGGTTTAATGATAGGATTAGCAACTGCTTTTGGAATATTATTAGCTATTCCTACTGGGGGTATCTCATTAGGAGCTAGTGCTGCTTTAGTAGCAGGTTTAGGAGGTGCTGGTTTAGCTGTAGGAGCAGCAGTATCTGATGGTATAGCCCCCGCAGATAAAGGACCATTTACCATTACAGATTCATATGGTGCCACCGCAGTAACAGCTAAAGGTGATGGTGTTGTAGTATCTCCAAACATTTCTCAAGGTGGTGGCGAAGGTATTACTAAAGCTCAAGCTAACGAAATGATAGCTTTACTTAGAAAAGTAGCAAATAAGGACTTCTCAATTAATATGGATGGTAGAAAACTTAGTGATGCTATTGCTACCTCTGGAGTTTCTTATAACGTTTAATATTTATAATAAAATAAAATACCATGGGATTATTAAACAAATTAACACAAAACGGTTCAAACCTAACTCAATGGGATGGAAGCACACCTGGAACTATGGGTGGTGCCAATCCTCAATCTAGATTACATTATGAGTATTCTATTAATGGTAACCCTTCATTTACTAGCAAACCAAAACCCTCTCAATTAGATTTAGATGGTAACACCCCTGCTAAATACACTGATAACTTACCAGGATAAGTAAATGCCTTTAATCGATCTAAAAACCGACCTTAAATCCCTCAGATTTAAGTCTCCAGATGTTCCTGGTGATAGACCAGGTGGGGGATGGAGTAGAGAACCTTTTGTTACTCTACGTGATAACTATATCGATAGACTCACAGTTGAAGATTTAAGAAGAACTGGTGGAGAAGATTGGTTAGTTAGAGGAGGTAGCTTACTACCAGGTCGTATTCTTAGAGACGAAGAAAGATTAGCAAAGTATTTAAATCCATTTTTAGCTAAAGGAGCAACATTTCTTACTCAACAAAATCTATTATCAATAAGTGGTGTTAGAATGTTTGCGGGTTACCCCGAAAATGTAAGATTAGTTAACGTAAATAAAGCTAACGACGGCACATGGACCCCCGCTTCAACATTAGCAGCAGCAGCAGGTATTGCTATAGGAGGTCATCCTAACAAACAAGGTATAGATTTTACTGGTAATAACGATTTACTTTCTCGTCCTCAATA